ATTACTTATCTATGTTTCTTACCTTGGTGAAATATATCTGATTCGGTAACAATTCTAAAATTTAGTCCTTGTCGTTGACACCATTTAGACGCCGCTTCCCATTTAGCATGGTTAATTGCTATTGCTAATCTATCTCTTTGGCTAGTTTTTTCTGTAAGTCTTGTTTGTCCACTTGGCTTTATTTCAATAAGTTCAGCACGTTTTTTGCCAGTTTTATTCTGATAAACAATAAGAAAATCAGGAACATATATAGTTTGTTTTCCTGTTAATGGATTTCTGTAAGGTATCTTAACTGATTCACTTGCCCATTGTATTACACTTGGATGATTGTCACAGAAACGCATAAAAGCATGTTCCCAACTACTTCTATAAGTTGGTTTTTTAAGTCCAGCATACTTGTTAGTATTTGCTATTTCGTATAAACCTTTTGCCCACTTGTTAGCCATAATTAGGCTTTAACTTGTTGTGATACTCTAGCCGGTACTTGTTTAACGTTTACATAACCTAACAGACTGGAACCTGATCTACTACTATTTAAAAGTAAAGGTACACTAAGCCTAGGATCAGTACTTTCGAATTTACTAATAACTTCATGAGCATAGAGATTTAACTCATTTATTGAGTCTAGTATACCAGCAATAAGTGCTGCCGCTGCTTGTTCATTAGGCGTTCGACGGATACAAAACGACTTAACAAGTTCATAGTCGTTGTCTGTAAACTTTCCTTTGGGACTGAACTGTGTGGAAAAAAATTCGTTGACTCTGACATCTACATTATCGTTAATATTTGTTATAGGTAAAGCAGTGTTTTGTGTTGTCATTTGCAGTATTCCTCCCAATATTTTAATCTATCGTTATACGGAGTTCTTTCTTTATCGTGTTTCTTTAATATTTCTATATAATGTTTATAGTCGATTATCATGTGTAACTAATTCCAGTGCTAGAAGATTCTGTTTCTACAGAAGTAGTTGACCCTACACTAGTTGTGTTACTAGTTGTTATGGTTGCTGGTACAGAATTAGTTCCTCCATACTCTAAAGATTGTCGACGAGTTAGATCAGATATTTCTTTTTTAAGAGATGAGTTACTAGGATCGTTATTAAGTAGTTGAGTTAAATTTATTATTCTATTCTGTATCTCTATTTTTTTATTGTTTCGTGTGTTAGTACTATTAGTCAAGTCTTTTTCGTCAAAGTCACTTAATTTTCTGATACTGCCAGCACTACGAGTTGTGTTAGGTACAGATTTTCCATTACCCATACTGAACGGATCAGAAAAAAATGAACCTGCTACATTAAACGCAGTATTAAATATATTACTTTTGTTACTTGTTACCACTCCCTGCGGTGCACTATTATTAAATGAAGAAGTCCTGTCAACTGGTGTGCCTATACCACTTAGTGATTCTCCTGTTTGTACACGATTATTTCCAACTAACGCAGTAGGAAGTATTACATCGGTTAACGGATTTTTACCTCGTAATATACTGCCAACCGCTCTTTCTAAGTCTTTTTCAAATACTCTGCCTAAGTCTGCATCTTTCGAATTATTAAATATAACCGCACCTTTAATTACTGCACCCAAAAAATTACCGTCGAATAAATCTTGAGTGACAGTATTAAGTGCATCAACAAGACCTCCTTGATAAAAGATACTATCAGTAACTCCGCCCCCAAATACACCTAATGGACTTGGACTATTATCGTAGTGAATATCAGTAAATCCTTTAGGATTTATGTTGTTTACAAATCCTGTTGCATACTTCACTGTTTCGTATTGGATGTTCATAGTATGTTGCATTAAACTACTGTTAGCATACGAATGAGTATCGTGCCCAAAAGCATTTATTATAGGATTAATTAATGTATATTCTGCAAATCTTTTTTGTAACATTGAATAGATTCTAATGTCTTTAAAAAATCTTTGATTTCCATCACTAAATCCAAACTCGTTGCCTCTATATCCACTGTATCTGTCATTGGTGCTATAGGCTCCGTTGCCTATGGCATATTTACTATCGTTATAAAAGAAATTTGCGTAAGTGTGCAGTACACTTCTTATAAGATCTCTTTGATCATCATGGAATACAACATTAACAGGGTTATAATTTAATTTATGCTGACTATGCACTTGTCTGTTATACTGGTTGTGTGTTTGTACATCGATATTAAAACTAGGTAAATCAACACTTTTAACTAACATGTTCATTTCTAACTTGTCTATACTATCAAATAATCTTGCAGCCTGAGGCGTGAGATTAAATACAACATGAAAAAGGTTACTGTATCGTGGTTGCAACTCGTAATTGTTATCTATAAACAAACGAGATGCATGTTGGAAATCTTTTATTTGGTCGCCTTGAGATAAGGCATTTAGTATTGAGTTAACACTAGTCATGGATTACCTCCTTAACCGGTTACAGTTTGACCTATTGCTCTCGCAACTGTTGCTCCAACACCGTCACCAATTGGACTCTGAATTGCATTATCATATCTAATACTTGCAGTAATTGTTACTGCTTCATTTGATGCATAGTTTAAGTCGTTATAGTTTACGTTGGTTAAGAAACAACCATATAATTCCCATGTTTCAAGAACATTAGCAACACTGGCTCCATTGCCACCGTCTAAAATTTCAAATCTTGTTACAAATTTATAGTCGATGCCTGAAGTTGCACTAGCCTGTTCCATGAAGTCAAATTGTTTCTGAACTTGCTCGCCTAACAATCTGCTAACTGATCCGTTAACGTCGTCTCTAAAGTTAACTGATATTGGATCCCAACTATGTTTTCCTGCAACATATGCTCTACTATTGTAGATTGGAATTTCAATTTCTTCAAATGTTAAGTTTGGTCTTGTTATATCCATAACCTGTTTAGTTAGTTCTGTACGTGGAGTAGACACACCTAAGTTCTCAAACAAAGCACGGAAGCGATATTTAAGTTTTGGCATAAGCAAACCTTGCGAGTTTGCTGATTGATCACTGTCTAATGGTACAGTAAATTTTGTTAGTGATGAAACTGACATATTGTCTGCCTCCTTCTCTGTGTTATTTTATAATAATATTTATCAAATATCTTTCGTAAAAAATGGGTGGTATTTGTAGTACCACCCATTAATTTCGTTATTTTAGGTGTCTAAAACAGTTATACTACTGCACTTGCACTAGCAATGTTGCCTGATTCAATTTCACCTGTGTTCTTAAGTCTAATTGGAATAAAAATAAACTCTGCAGACTTAACTGGCTCAATCGCTATATCAACATATAGTTCATTACGATCAATTCTAGTATTAGTATTGTTCGTTTCGTCACAAACTACTAAGAAATCAAATATACCACGTTTTGAAACTAGGTCATTCATGATTTGTTCTACTTGTTGTTTTAGTTCGTCTCTTGTAATCTTGTCGTTTGGCTCGAATACAAATCCTAATGCAGTCGATTGTAATACACCTCTTAAATATCCAACTAGCCTAGAAACATTAATTCTATCTAAACTACTAGTGCTTGCTGCTCTAGTCTTGTTACCATAGTTCAAAATTCCTACGCCATTAAAGAATGTAATCGGATTAACTCTATTTGAGTAAAGTGTATCTCTTAAACTTTCTCTAACATTGTCTGTAATAAACTCACCAGTTGCAGCATTAATATAACCAATTGCAGTTACATTATCAACTAAGCCACGTCTTGTACCTGCTGGAGCAAACCACTGGAATGATTGATCATCACTTCTACTAATTGTTCTTAGCATCATGTGACTTGCCGGAACAACGATAGTATTTCCACTAAGGTCATTTGTTTGTCCTGCTGGATAAAACACAGCTAAGTACGGATCTGCACTTACTAGTCCATCTTCACTATTATCTGCGGCTACATTAGTATTACTTGCCCAGTTTTGAATAGCAGTACTTGTTCCTTCTAATCTCATACTTGTGTCACCAACCACAAATGCAGTATTGCGTCTGTCGTTGTTTAATGAAACCATGTTACTTATTAACTCTGGATAACCAGGAGATGCAATAATATTAAAGTTTCTACTATCTTCTCTTAATGCTTCACTATTATCAATAGCCGATTTCAATGCTGCTACTACAACCTGTCTAACTGCTTTTCTGCCTAGGAATGGTGAACCATCACTTCTGTTACCACTTACTGTTACCCATGCATCCTTTTCATTTGGAAGTGTTGGATAAAGTGTAGTATCTGAAAAGTTAGTTCTTGAGAAATAATTACTTCTGTACTGTTTTACACTTAGACTACTACGTCTTGTATTAAACAATAAAGTACCTCTAGCAAAAAGTGTAGGATCTGGAACATCTAAATCTACAACACTAAGACTCTGTAATGCAACTATTGTAGGAATAGTTCCTGTTACTATATCAGTAGTTGTGTCTGACATAAATCTTGCATCTGCAAAAAGTATACCGTTCTCAGTCAATTGGTCTGTGTTATCAATTAATATCCAAACATTTTCACTGGCTGCGTTTACTTGATATCTGTAAATTTTAGGATAATTTTCTAAATCACTAGTATCAATCCACAAATCTCCTGTTACCAATGCAGTTAAATCAGTTTGTACAGTTGGTTCAGTTACACTCATAATTGGGCCTAACGGATCTGTGTTTGCTAAGTTAAATCCTCTAGCATCACTGGTTACCGTCTTATAACCTTTCCAAGTACCGCCATTTTGTATCAGTATGTCTGCTTCTGTTCCGCCATGAAACCAATTTCTATTGTTTACTGGATCTGCGTCTGGAGCATTTATACTTGCAGTATAAGTTGGAGCAACCCAGTTACTTAAAATTAAGTCACTGCTATTACCTGCTCTAACTTGTCCAGTTGTAATTGCAACTACAATACCTGCAGTTGTTAATGGAGTACCGCTTGTATTTTTTAATATAATCACTCCACCTAGTGTGTGTTTAATTTTTATAGCACCTGTACTAAGTATTTCTGCACTAACGTTTGCTACATTCGCAGCATTAATATCACTTGCTAGTGTAGTTAATGTAGTGCCACTTAGTACAACTGTTACAGCACTAGATAATGTTGTACTATTTGCTATACTTGCTTGAATAGTAAATGTATTACTAGCAGTCAAACTTGCAGTTGTAACATTACCAGTGACTTCTAAGTCTCCAATAGCAAACCTTCTAAACAGTTTATAAGTTATTGTATCATTTTCAGACACATCAAATTGTGCATAGTATGTACCTACTGCTATATTCTCTCCACCGAATACATCATAGTTCTTAAGAGCAGTGACATCGTTCTCATAAAGAGGAACACTTACACTGTCGAACGTTGCAGTTGTTGAATTAAAAACACTTACATCTAGTAATGCACCAGTGTTGGTTGCAGTTGTCTTTTGCCAAATACTTCCTGATGGACGAGGTGTTGTGTCTGTTGATTTAAATTCTGGAACACTATATGTTGCACTCTGTTGTATTAATGGTCTTGCGAATGTACCAACAGTTAAACCTGCTGCTGTAACTATTGAGCCTGTTGCATTTGCAAGAATAATTTTACCATCAGCAACAGATCCGTTAGACTCTGCTAAACTAGTTGCATAAATTTCTATTTTACCGTCTACTGCGGCAGCAGTTACACCATCTATTGAGGCGTTGTTAATGCTTGTTGCTAGGTTAGCACTACTTGTTCCACTTAATGTAACAGTTGTGCCGTTAATTACTATTGAATTACCATTAACTAACGTAGGATTTGCGATTGTTCCAGTGATTGTTGGATGTGCAATTTGCCATGCACTTGATCCTACTAGTACCCATGCATTACTTCTGTTTTTGTAGTAAAGTGGATTGGATATGTTAGTTGCAACAATAGCATAGTCGCCGATAGCACCGATTGATGTTAACGGAACACCGCTTGAAAGATCAGTTGTTGCTGTAATTACTGTTGGTATTTTATTTGTAAATGTTCCTGCAGTTAAGTTCCATTCAAATATACCCCAACGAGTATCAGTGCCTACATCAAACCATACTGTTCCGTTTACCGGATTTCCTGTTGGTCTACTAGCACTAGAAGTTAATGTTGCTAAATCTACATCTGCTCTTGTAACGTATGCTCTGTTACTCGATCCAAGTAAACTGTATGCAGCCATTAAGCCGAATTCGTTAATTTCATGTCCATTGATAGGAGTTCCACTTGCAGTTTGGTAAAATAATGGATTACCAAATGTTGAAGTAAGTTCTCGTTGACTACCAATTAAGTATGTGCTTCCTGCATTTGCGGAAGTTGTTCCTGCCGCAGTTCCTGTTCCGGTTCCGCTTGTCTTGTCTTGGGCTGTTGCTACTATTATTGCTGGTATCGTTCCTGTTGCACTTGCAACATAGTTGGATTCATCAATGACTGTAACTTCTACGCCGGGTGATACTAGTGCCATATTATTCCTCATCCTTTAAAGTAAAGATATTATTATAATATATTTATCCAATAGTTAATAAAACCACCCAAAACCCACATGCCCTTTAAAGGTTCGTTAAATAAATACATATATGAGACCGTTATGTTATATATGCAATACCACCCCTGTTGCAGTAAATTATCATCGAGAAGATAAAATTTACTACAGAAAACTATGTGATAAATGTGGAAGAAAGAAAAAGAAAGTTTCTTTACATAAATCGCCTAGATGGAAGTTGGCAGGTTATAGAAAAAAGAAAATGTGTGAATACT